CTGCAATACACGCTCGGCGGCGATGTCAAGATGTGGGAACAGGCCATCGAGCGCGATCTGGTGTCAGAGGCCGAGGCGCCGCGCATCTACGTCAAATTCAATGTCTCCGGTTTCCTGCGGGCGGCGGCGCGAGATCGTGCGGAGTATTTCAGCCGCGCACTGGGTTCCGGCGGCTCGACCGCATGGATGACGCCGAACGAAGTTCGCGCTCTGGACGATCTGCCGCCGATCGCAGGTGGCGACGAGTTGCCGAAGCCCGCGAATACCCTGGCGCCGCCGCGCACCGCGCCTGCAGAGACGCCCATCGAAGAAGGAGCCGCGCCGCAATGAGTCTCCGCACGCTCCCCGCCATCCAGGCGCTCCACAAGCCAGAGGGCCTGACCTGGGATGTGCCGGCCGATGCCTTGGCGCGCTGGTCGGGCCCGGTCGCCGCAGCGGAGGCCCAGGATTCGGCGGACATTTCCATCTATGACGTGATAGGTGAGGACCCCTGGAACGGGGGCGGCTGGACCGCTCGGCGCATGGCCGGCGTGCTGCGCAGTGTCGGCGCGCGCGATATCGTGGTCAGCATCAACAGCCCCGGCGGTGACGTGTTTGAGGGCATCGCCATCTACAACCTGCTACGCGAGCACAAAACCCGCGTCGATGTGCGTGTAATGGGCCTCGCGGCCTCGGCCGCCTCACTGATTGCCATGGCGGGCGACCAGCTGACGATGGGGCGAGGCGCCATGCTGATGGTGCATAACGCCTGGGGCGTCACGGTCGGAAACCGTCATGATATGGCGGCGGCGGCGGCGGTTCTGGCGCCGATCGACGATGCCATGGCGGACATCTATGCGGCGCGCACCGAGCGGCCGAAGAAAGAAATGGCCGGGCTGATGGACGCCGAAACCTGGATGAGCTCCGGGCAGGCGGTCGCTGGCAAATTCGCCGACGCGGTGATGGATGATGCGCCGGCGCCAGAGGCGCCAGGCGCTCGCGCCGACATCGCGGCCCGGCACCAACTCGACCTGATCCTGGCGAAGCAGGGGATGCCGCGCAGCGAGCGCCGCAAGCTGCTTCGCGATCTCTCCCCCGGAGGTACGCCGTGCGCTGCCTCCGATCCGGCCATGCGCGACGCTGGCCTCGCTGGTGCTGCCGCGGAGCTGCGGCACCTCCTCGCCACCATTCGCATCCAGGAGCAATCATGACCAACCTTTCCCACCGCGCCGGCCTGATGGCCGGCACAAGCCGTGGCCTCCGGTCGATCCGGGCCGATGCCGGACCGCCTTCCACCAGCGAAATCAAGGCGTTGATCCAGGAGGTCAACGTCACCTTCGCGGCGATGAAATCGCAGCACGAGCAGCAGTTCGCCGAGCTGCGCAAGGGACTGGCGGATGCCGTCACCTCCGAGAAGATGGCGAGGATCGACGAAGCGCTGCTCGATCAGCGCAGGGCGCTCGATGACGCCAACCGCAAGCTCGCGGCTGTGCAGATCGGCGGCGCAGACAAGCCGGGCGACTCGCCCGAGGCGCGCCAGCACCGTGAGGCATTCGCGGCATTCGCCCGGCGTGGCGTGCAAGCCGCAGCCACCACCTACAGCGACCCGAATGGCGGGTTTCTCGCCCCGCCGACGCTCGACATGACGGTGACGCGCATCCAGGCGCAGATCACGGCGATGCGTCGCCTGGCGCAGGTGCAGCCGATCAGCTCAAGCAGCTACGTGAAATTCAAGAGCCTCGGCGGTTCGACCTCCGGCTGGGTCGGCGAGACGCAGGTCGGCACGGCCCGCCCGGAAACCAACAGCCCCCTCCTTGCGCGGATGGATTTCACGCCCGGCGAAATCTACGCCGAGCCTTATGCGACGCAGCAGGCGCTCGATGACATGGCGATCGACGTCGAGGGCTGGCTCGCGGGAGAGGTCGCGATCGAGTTTGCCGAGGAGGAGGGGTCGGCGTTTCTGACCGGCAACGGCATGATGAAGCCGCGCGGCCTGCTCAGCTACGTCAATGTGCTGAACAGCTCCTATGCGTGGGGCAGTGTCGGCTACGTCAAGACCGGCAGCGCCGCGGCTTTCATCGCCGCCAGCTCCTCGGCCGGCCCCGCCGACGTATTCCGGGACACAGTGCTGACGCTGAAGGCGAGCTATCGTGCCAATGCCAGTTGGTTGATGAATGACCTCACGGCCGCGCGCGTCAGCAAGTTCCGTGACGGTCAGGGCAATTACCTCTGGCAGCAGTCGGTCATCATCGGCATGCCGTCGTCCTTCATGGGCCACGCGGTCGAGACGGACGACTACATGCCGGACGTCGGCGCCAATGCCTTCCCTGTGGCGTTCGGCGATTTCCGCCAGGCCTACCTGATCGTGGACCGCACCGGCATCCGCGTGCTGCGCAACCCCTTCAAGTCGAACGGCCAGGTCGCGTTCTACACCACGAAGCGGGTGGGTGGCGGCATCCAGAATTTCGAGGCCGTGAAGCTGATCAAGAACGAGGCCTGATCCTCGGCGGGCCGGCGAGAGCGGGCCCGCCTCATCTGCATCCCCGAAGGAGATCCATTCGCCATGAAAGACCAGCTCACCAGCCTGCACATTCTGAGTGCGATTTCGCCAGTCGCGGCGCGCACCGACAACACCGCGGTTGCCTCCGCGATCATCGACCGGCAGGGCTATGAAAGCCTGACCTTCGGCATTGCCGTGGGCACGAACACCGATGTGGATGCGACCTTCGCCGTGACGATGGAGCACGGCGACGCCGCGAACCTGTCCGACACGGCGGCGGTGGCGGCGATCGATGTCGCAGGAACGCTGGCCCTGGCCGGCTGGACCTTCGCCGACGACGCGGAAAGCCGGAAGGTTGGCTATGTCGGCCACCGGCGCTACGTGCGCATCACGATAACGCCGAGTGGCAACGATTCCGGCAATATCTTCCTCGCCGCGCTCGCCATTCTCGGCAACCCGGCCTATGCATCGACGCCCAACCCGCCAGTCTGACTGATTGGGGGCGGCGGATCGGCCGCCCCAATACCTGCAGCCGCGGGGTGTCGCATGTCCATCCTCACCGTCATCACGCCAGCCGCCAGTCAGCGCCTTTGCACGCTCTCGGCGGTCAAGGCGGAGCTGGGCATCTCGGGCAGCGCCGAGGACGCCGCGCTCGATGCCTTGCGCGATGCGGCCTCGGCTGCCATCGCGTCCTGGTGTGGCCGTGTGCTGGTCGAGGAAGTGGTCCGGGAATTATGGCGCCCGATTTGGCGGGCGGAGGTGCTGCTGCTGCGCCGCCGCCCCGTCACCGCCATCGCCACCCTCACCGAGGATGGCGTGACGGTGGACGTCGCCGATCGCGAGCTGGATGGCGAGGCCGGCATGCTCTACCGCCTTTCGAGCGATGCGCGCTCCGCCTGGCGGGCATCAAAGATCATCTTGACCTATACGGCCGGCTACCGCGCGCCCGACCTCGCGACGCCGACCATGCCGGCCGATATCCAGCGGGCGGCGGTGCTGACCGTGGCGGCGATGTATCGCGCCACTGGCCGCGATCCGATGCTGCGCAGCCTCAGCATCCCCGACGTTGGCGCCGAAAGCTACCTTGACCCACGCGCCGGCATGGAAGGCATACCGCCGCAGGCTGCTGGTCTGCTGGTGTCGCATCGGGAGTTCTCGATCTGATGATCGCCACCTCGGTCGCCTACGCCCTCACCCGGTTCGGCCGCCCGATGACGCTGCGCCGCCGCGGCACGCCGCCCATCGACGCCGTCGTGATCGGCACCGGGCCTCGCGGTGTTGCGCCGTCCGACCCGGCGGCAGGCACGGTGCAATCCGACGCGAAGGCGACCATCACGCCCGGCCTCGGCGCGATTGGCGCCCCACCAAAACGCGGCGACCTGCTGATTGCGGATGGCCGCACCTACACGGTGCAGGACAGCATGGCCCGCATGGATGGCGGCACGATCACCGCCTATGATCTGCTTGTTCGGGGCGGGTGATGGCCCGATCCTTCGAGCAGGTCATCACGCTGGCGATTGCGCAGGCCAAGCCGCCCGAGGTGCAGAAGCTGCACGCGCGCATTGCGCGGGAGGGCCTGGCCGCGCACCTCGCCAGCCGCCCCGGTGAGCGCCCCAATGTGCGCCGCATCGTGGACGGCCGCGAGGGAGCGGCCGAGGAAACCGTCCGCCCCTACGGCGTGATCCGCTACGAGTTCGACAGCCTGCGTGAGGCGGCGCTGTTCGCGCTGCTCGAGCTGCAGAAGGTCTCGCCGGTCGAGAGTGGTCTATATGGCCGCAGCTGGTTTTTGATGCTTGGCGGCGCCGAGGTGCAGCCCGCGGCCCTGCCGGCCTCGACGCGTGAGGTGATCGTCACGAACGATCAGCCCTATTCGCGAACCCTGGCCGTGGGCAGGCGGGCGGATGGCCGCCCGTTTTCGTTGCAGAACCTGCCACCCGGCTACATGGAACTTGCGGCACAGGCCGTGCGCGCCCGGTTCGGTAATTCCGTGATGGTCGATATTCGCTTCATCAAGTTGGCCGGCGGCTATGTGCTGAAAAGCGACTACCGGGCCACGCGCCGCGACCGCGCCGGCCAGCAGATAACCTACCCCAGCCTCGTGTTGCAGGCGCGCTGATGCCGGATGCCTATACTGCCGCCGCCCTGATCCGGGCCCGCCTTGAGGCGGCATGGACGGCCACGCCGCTGCCCCGGCTGCGCTTTGAGAATGAGGCATTCATCGACATGACCGCCCTGGCCCCATTCTGCCAGGTCGAGATCGTCGGCGGCGAAGACCGCCCCTACATCGGCGCGCCGGCGGCCACCCGGTTGAACCGAATGGACGGCGTGGTCCTGCTACACCTGATGGTGCCGGCGACGGAAGGCATGAGCGCCATCGCGGCGATGCACGCCAACGCCCGCGCGGCGCTGGCGTATGCGGTTTTCAGCGGCGTCTACACGCAGGGCATCAGCCCGAATCGCGGGCGCCCAGCGACTGAAGACGGCAGCTACTTCGGTGTCACGAGCGGCATCTTGTTTTTCTACCTCTACCGCGACG